CTTTGTAAACTTAACTTCATCTCTTGTAACTTCGGTTGTGCGACCAACACCAATCATGCCACCTTGTTGTGGTTCTAAACGAGAGATTGGTACATTTAATGAATTTAATAGTTTCTGTCTGAAATACTTAACATCTTCCAACTCACCAAGATTTTGGCCTGCAGGTAATGTAGTAATCTCTGTACCTTTACCACCTTCACGGCGAGGTAACCAGAAGTCTTCAAGCATAGACATGTGTTTGCGGTCATCACGCAATTCACCTGTACTTGCATCGTAAACCATTTTGTTACGATACTTGGCCATAATATCTTTTAGATATTGTTCTGCTTTGCCTTTTGGTAAGTTACCAACGTCAATGTAGAAAATGCGGCGTTCAGGTGCTCTTGAAAGACGATAGATAACTACCGCATCTTCAATCATACGCAACTGATTAAGTGGCTTGATAGCCTTATGAATATACGAAATAACAAATGTGTTTTTTGCATCCATCAAACCAGAGTTCACATTGATAATGGACTCTGGCGCAATTCTTAAACCTGCATTGACACTACTTGTATATGATTGAGTTGTTGTACCTTTGTCGTTATACACATAGTATTCGGCAATAGATGCAACAATTTGAGCACCAGTTTTTGGGTCTCTATCTTTTTTGATTTCACGGACCTTACGAATCTTTCGTGGGTCAATGTATCGTAATTCTTGTATACCTTCTTTTGGTTTCGATTCATCTACCACAACATGGTAATAAATTCGACCATCGATATACCATCTCTTAAACAAATCATCTGAAAGATTTCCAAAATTTAACATCTTTAAGACATTATGGAATTCTTCTGTGATTTTCTTTTTGATTGTATCTGGTTGTTTCAGATTATCTAAAACAATGTCTACTGTCTTACCTGAAACATCATGTGTAATGGCTTCATTGACAATATCATCAATTGCCATTTCCAATTCAGGGTGATTTGCCATCTCACGGTATCTGGTAACCAATTCTATTTCATTGCGAACAGAACCTTCTAAGTCAACATATGTACCATAATGTGCGTTTTGCGTTATCGTTACCGCACCATCATCCATTGACTCCGTTGGAAGTGCGAATGAAGGTTGCTCAGGTGATTGAACCTGAACAACGTCTTTTTTACCAAGAGTAAAACCGAAGAGCTTGATTGCCATCAAATATCCATTCTATAAAAATTAAGAAAGGCCGAAGCCTTTCTCTTACACAACACCGTCTGCTACAGCTTCCCACCATTGATAGGCCAGCGAAACACTAAATTCTTCGATTGTGTCGTTTGAACCCCAATCAACATCAATTGCAGATACGTCTGTTGGAAATAATCCAACAAATTTACATCTCTTTAATACATTGCCTTGTTTACCAAATTGAGTAACATCACCATCTACAGAGTAACCTAGTGGTGCATTAGCTAATGGATTACGCACATTAAGATTGTGACTATTAATGCCGTTCATCCATCTTTCGAAAGCGTTACGAACAACAAAGTCTTCATCGTTAATGATTGTAATTGTCCAATCAGCAAATGTTCTGTTACCAACAAATTTTAGTTCACGACCAAAATATTGCACTGGCACAACACCTAGCGTAGAGCCAGGTAATTGTGCAGTTTTACACATAAATGTGAGTTTAGTTTGAGCATTTCCTGGCGCAGAAAACGCAGGGAAAGGCATAGAGACTTCAAATAGATTAGGACGAGCACCGTCTCCTACCATCTGAGCTCTAAAATCATTTACATTAAATGCCATTTTTTATTCTCCTGTTTCTCTATTTATTAGAACTTACCAACGACTTCATCGAATGATACGCCTGTGCGTACTGCAACAAAGTTAAGTTGAATAAAGTTGATTGAACGAGCAGGTTTGATATAGATATCACCAATGAACTCATTGCGGTCAATAACTTCACCAGTATTATTGGTGTCATCACAAACAACACGGAAGTCGGTGATACCACGGCGACCTTGTACATCACGCAAGAATGGTTCTACGAGTGCAACAAATTGTGCTCTTGTGAATTGGTCATTAAATTCAAACATTGAGAAACGAGCTGCTCTTGCAATTGCTTTCTCAAGTACAATGAATAGTCTACGAACATTGATGCGGTCAAACGCAGATGGTTTAGACAACAATGTTTTGTCACCAAACAATACTGTGCCTTCGCCTTGGAAGGAAACAATAGGGTTGATACCTTTAACATACAAATCATCACGATTTGTCTTGGTTGGATTCCATGCAAGTTTGATAACATTCTTAATAATACCACGATTCAAACCACCAGGAGAGAACCATGGGTCTCTTTCAAGGTCTGTTCTTGCACACAAACCTGCAACGTCACCGTTTAATGGAACCCAACGGTATACATCATTATACTTGTCGTATTGATATTTCCAGTTAGAATCTAAAACGGCATATGAGCTGTTGGTCAATGTATCACGATAGGTTTTAATATTTGTTGTTTCACTACCAGCATTATCAACACAATTTGATTTTGGTGGTGATAAGAATACCACACAATCTTTTCTTGCTTCGGCAGTTGCAATAAGAGCAACTGGAATCGTAGCAGCGTCTGATGGACCAGAAACAATTAATGAAATATCAACGGATTCTGCATTGTTGAAAAAGTCATATGCAGTTACTACGTTTGCAGTTGAGATTGTACCATCAACACCACCAGAGAGTGACGATAACACATTAGCAGTTAGATTAGCAAATGCTGATGCGTTTGCAGTAGAGCCCCAAGCTGTGCCTGTTGAAATTGTAGTTGGGTGTGATGCCCATTGAATGTATTTTGATTTGTTAGCAATAACTTGTTTATAGAAATTGTTGTTACCTGAATCATCTTTTGCATCAGATGCCTTAGACACAAACGGGAATTTTTCAAGAACCGTACCTCTTGTGCCAGAAAATAGGCCGTCTTCATCAATAACGACCACATGCAATTCATCAAATGTACCACCTTTGTTTGAAACATATGTGGATGTTCCTGGTGAAGAGGTGAATAATGATGAATATATCCATGTTGAATGAGTGTTTGCATCAGAAGCAGAAACTCTTAGTGTGTTACCAATAGCTCCTGCATAACGAGCAAAAGCAATACCAAATGCAGTATTACCAGTAGAATAGTTATCTAACCAATCATCTTCGTTTTTAATAAGTACCACATTGTTACCACCGTTGGCGGATGCGTTTCTTGTTGTTGTAATGTTTGCAGCACGAACAATTTTTAGATTGCTTGTGTATGCAAGGAAGTTTGCGGCCGAGAACCAATATTCATAATTTGTTGAGTCTGGATTACCGAAAGTAGCGGCAAGGCGAACCTCATCGGAAACTGTAGTAACTTCACCGATTGGTCCCCATGCGAACGGACCGGCAAATGCGCCAATTGAAGTAGCGACTGAAGGGACAATTGTAGTCAGGTCGATTTCTGATACGTTTACCCCTGGTGAGAGCTGAAATGCCATTGGATTTCTCCTTTAGTTGTGAGTCAATTTTTCTTTTATTGTCTATTTAGTTTTTTAGAAAGTTGAGGATGAAGTATAACCTCTTTCAGACCAAACATCTCCATTGGTACTATCAATGGTAATTTCCTCTTTGAGGCCATTATCAAATATGCCTACTGGAGCTAAATCTTCGTCAACTAACATATTTTGTTCTGCCAACATTAATTTTCTTACGTCAATGTCAGTACTGTCTTTGAAGAATGTCTGTGCCGTCAACCATGCAAAAATAACTAGACCCATCACCAAATCATCATTGTTTCCTTCTTCCGCAGCATAACTGTCACGGACTCGGACAAAAGTATTCATCTCGGCAATTGTATCAAAATCGTTGACAATTAATTTGTCGTTTTCAACTAATGTTTTTAAGTTGGCACAACCAATTTTTTTAACTGATTTTGTTGTTTTTAAGCCAAAAGATGCAGACCTTTTGAATCCTCCAGAAATACTCTGACCTTTTATGTGATGGTGTTCTAGTTTGTAAATGTTTTCGTATTCTAAATCATAGTGTAAAATATCAACCACTTGTTGGCCAATATTGTTTGTTTCAATCAAAACATATGCTTCATTGTATTTCTTTGCAATCGAATAGATTACAGTTGGAAAAAACAATAAAGGTAATTTATTATTACGGTATTTAGCGACTTGTTTATAAGGTGTTTGAGATACATCAAGCACATTAATAGTTGAATAGTCTAAGTTCACACCTTCTGAACAGTCTACTGTCGTAATATAAAGTCGGTCTTTAATAGGTTCCTCATATATATCAAAACCTTCAATTGAGGATAGTGGATTATGAAATGCAAGACTTCTAAGTTTAGTGCCAGATATCAATGTTGCCGATGAGCCGATAAACTCGGTTTCAAATTCTTGTCTGAATTGTTCTTCGGAAGTGTTTCGTATTGTTTCGCTTTTCCAAGCCGCATCACGACCTGGTACTTGAGACCAATGAACCTCAAGTGATTTGTATGTGGATCGTCCTTCTATTGCATCAACCCACATCTTATAGAAATGATTTAATCCACAAGGTGTTGATACAATAATAACTTTTGTAGTTTTACCAGATGAGATAACAGGGTATGTTGAAGTAAAGAAATCATCTGCCATGTTCTTAGGAACGAAAGCAAACTCATCCAAGAAAATTAAGTTGTATGTACCACCACGAACACCAGATGCTGATGTTGCATATGCGGCTATCTTAGATTTGTTTTCTAACTCAATATTACCTTTGTTCCAAGTAATGATACCTTGTTGCAACCATATTGGTAAATACTCATAGGCATATTGAATACGACCTAGAATGTCACGAGCAAGAGCACCTTTGTTTGCAAGAATAGCAATACTGTAGTCATCTTGGAATAAAACTGACCAAAGCATATAACCCACGGTTGTAGTTGTTTTACCAACTTGACGAGGCATCTTTGCAATACAGAAACGATTGTCGTGGAATGTTCTGACCATGTCCTCTTGGAACGGCCACATTTCAAAATTAATAAGTCCTCGGTCTACGTTAACAATTTTAACATAGGTTCTAATAAAATACACCGGGTCTTCAGTACACTTTATAATTTCCGCAACTTGTTCTTCGGTGTAGGATATTTCTACACCAAGTTTTTTTAAGTTCGAATTTCCAAGATATCCACCAGCATCTATCATATTATTTAATAATACTTCTCAACATCCATGATTTCTTTTGATGAGCACCAAGAAGTTCTTGTAAAAAGTTTGATACAGCAGGCTCATTTGCTTGTTCAGCGGCTACTATACCTGCCCGAAGGTGTATGATATAACGGTCATTGTCCAATTTTAATTGTGTCATCATAGATAACGCAGAAGGAATAACATCTACTGCTTCTTCAATATCTGCCAATTCTAAAAATCTTTCCATAGAACCTGGTACATAAGAATCCAAATATCTTACATGTTCTGCAATCAAATCAGTTTGTGCAAATACTTCAGTATAAAAACCATTTAAGAAATCATGGTATTGAGGAAAATTAGGACCTTCAATATTCCAATGATAGTTGTGTGCCTTTAGATACAAAGCAAAGTTTGTACCTAAAATTACTTTAAGTTGTTGTATGAGTTGTTCCATAGTAATCCTATTTATTGTTCTTTAAAAACTTAACCAGTTCAGTTGTTGATCCAACAAATACGGCTTTATCTATATTCGTAGTTGAGTTGCCTTTTGATTGTGTTGGATCCAAATCTCTTTTGCGTTTTTGAATTTCCAATAAGTCTTTATTTAAGTCACCAAGATTTTTAATAAGTCCTGCGGCAACTTCATATGCTCTTGGATGTTCTGATGCATTGGCAACTTGAAGTAGAGTATCAATTGCACTATTACCTTTTGAAATCAAATCACGAATATTTGCTCGTGCAAATTCAGCATCATCTTCAACAGGTGTTTTTACTTGAACAATTTCTGTTGTTTGATAATCAATAGGTTCAACATTAAGAACCTCTGATAATGTTTGGTTCAATTTATTCATTAAAATGTACGACCAGTAGTTCTTGTTTCAGAGAATCCAAACTCATCATCGGCTTCAGCATTTAATGGTTTTGGTCTTGTGTTTATAATTGTCGATTTTAATGGTGTTTTATCAGCAGTTTTAATTGTGAATGTTGCACCAGTCAAATCACCACGAACAACATCGCCAACTTCCAAATAATCATTAAGAGAATTGACAACTAATATGCCATTACTCACATTACTGAAATATGCAACTGTGCCATACACATCTTTATCTGTAACTCTAATTGTTTCTGAGTCAGAGAATCTACCAACACCATTTGCAAAGTCAACTGTAACTTGTTGTTCAAGTAAACTATTTGGTTGAATGTATAGGTTTGTGTTGGCAGTATTAATAATTTTACCAATTTTAACTGGAGGCCAAATATGACTTTTTGCGGTAAATTCTAAATTCCAAATAATCATGCGAGTTTCCATCATGTCGCCTTCATAAGTGGTTTCATTTGAAACTGAATTCAGAATGATAGGCATATCATATTTTGGATCCATCAAAGGAATAAAATCAACAGTCACACTAAAATCTGGTGTGAAGAATGGTAAAATTTGTTCTAGTATCTGTGTGCCATCTTCTGTGTTTCTTACATAAATTGATAATGAAAAATCAAAATTGTAAGGTACAGGAACATATTGTGCATTTACAGTTGTTGCATTATTTGCAGAAAAATTACGAACAGTAGTAGGTAACTTTCTACTTGAATCATAACTCATTCCTGTCATCTCAAATGAAATTCTAGGGACAGTTGTTGCAATTGATTTTGTTAATGTTGGGTCGG